ATCTTGTACTTTTAAATCTACTACGCTAAGACTAGCAAAAGCGTCAACTACTGCTGCACCACTTCCTGCTCCGTCTAAATAAACTGCTTTTGTATCTCCTGGAGGAATAGTGATGTTAGCTCCACTGCCTTGGGAAATAATTATGTTTTGAGAACCACTTGTACCATTTTCGATAAAGTGCATTCTGCTAAGAGTGTTAGGGGCAATCGTAATTGTACAGGCTGAATCTAGTGTTCCTGTGTATTCAAGATACATGGCCCTTCCAGGGTCACTAGCTCCGTCTGCTACTGTAGTAGTGTGAGTATCAGCATTAGTTGTAATGGCTTCTGTGCCATAACTTAAAGCTTCGCCAATTAATTCTAAATTTGTGTTTGTTGTCGTACCCCAAGTTCCTGCGCCGTCACCTGTTGCCAGTTCATTTAGTCTTAGGTCATTTACGTATGTTGATGCCATTTCTATTCCTCTTGAAAATTATATATTATTTATGCAGCAACTTCATTCCAGTTAGGAGATTGTGTATCTGTTACTGTAGTATAGGACGGACTTTGATTTTCATCAACTAATCCCCAAACATTAACATCTGTGGTTCCAGCTGTCATTGCCTCTAAAGTATCTAAAGTTATAACGGCTGCTGCGTTAGGAACGATAGAACCAACAGCTGATGGCATGTTAAAACCAACTACTGATATATTATTGTTTGTTATTAAAGATATGCTACCTATTGCAGAAGTAGCTGCTACTCCTGTTGGGACTACGTTAGCCTCACCATCAACAAGAACTGATAATGAACCTAATGTTCCTGCTAAACCTGGTACTGATGCTATTGCTTGAGCGTTTACGCCTGCAACTGGAGCGCCAACAGTAAGCGCAGATGGAGCTGTAACATTAACGGGCAGATCGCCTTCACCAAAGCCTAATTGACCCCAGGTGCCACGACCCCAACCGTTTAGTTGTTGAGCCATTTTACGCTATTCTTATAATCGCTGTCGCAGCTGCCTTTGCTGGAAATACTACTGTAAAATCACCTGCGGTAGAAGTTTTATCTCCACCAAAATCTATAGTTGCTACTGATTTATCGCCATTTGTGTCGTTATAGATCATACAGCCTCTTGCTGTAATTGTAGCTGTACTAAAGGTTAGGTCATTAAAGTCAGTTACAGCGGTAGTACCTGTAGCAGAAGGTGTTACGTTAGTTAACGCAGAACCACCTGAACTATAGTTAGTGCCACTTGCTTGACCAGTTGTAGTAAAAGCAGTTGTAGTAGCTCCCAAAGTTGCTGAACTTGTATACAAGGCTAACTTAAAACTGTTACCACTACTGTTAGTGAAGTTATGAGTGCCTGTCAACAATTCTGTTTTGAAGCTTGTTGTCAATGTTGATGTTATTGCCATATTAAATACCTTTAATTATTTTTGCCAAATCCTCACTACCTCCTTTAGATAAATCTTGTATTAAGGTAGCCTTATAAGATTTTAAAGCATTTTTAATATATATCAAACATACTTGGTAAATTAAATCTTTATAGGCTCTAGCTTGATCTTGTATATGTCTTTCATTATCGTCTGAAACACCTACTATTTTTTCTGTTAATTGCTTTGCCCAAAACTCTGGAGGGTGGCCGCCGAACTTTGTTGTAGCTATTTCTACTAATCCTAATGCTGGAATTCCCTCTGGTGTAATATGATCTACCATTGCTTTGGCTCTCCTAAATGTGAATCGTATCTGTCTGCTAGTTTGTATTCAGTTTCTTTTTTAACATTGTTTAGATTGCTTTTTTTAGTAGCATACAAAGAACCGCCTTGATCTACTGATACAACCAAAGGATCATCTAATCTGTGGTATCCGTATAACTTGTCATCCACAGGTACACAGGTATCTAGCAATCCACTTGATGATGCTACCTCAACTTGAATGCCGTCATTCATACATTTACCTAACCAAAATTCTACAGAGGCTCTTCCCGATTCTGCAAAATGTAAGTTACCTTGATAAGAGAAATCAATACCGAACATCTTTATAGTTCCTACTTTGTTCCACAAAGCAAAAGCTACTGCGTATGAGACTGTATTATTTAAGTAATAACAATCGGTATCTTTTAGTATTTCATGTATTGGGTATTCAACTAAACCTGGTGCACGTTCATCTAGCTCACAAGTATAGATAGGCCCTTTATGATCTTCTAGCATTTTAACTATGCTATCTGTCTGATCTCCCGCATTATCGCTATCAAAGAATCTACTTGCAGGATCCATCATAAACACTCTATCGTGAAATATAACAGAACCAACAGAGTTGATAGCCCATACTTCATCGAAGTGGACTCCATGTGATTTTGCTAAACAATATTCAAACCAGCTTTTGCCAAGACCGACAATAGCTATAGTCTTACCTTCTAGGCTTTTTACTCTCTCCATCTTCTCTCTCCTTAAGTGGTGGTATTTCTGATTGAGTCGTAACGATACTCGTCCTTCCTTCCTCTTGCCTCCGCTTTATTTTTTAACCTTGCAGTTTCTTGCTGAAATCTATTTTCATATAAAGATAATAGATCAGCGTCACCTTTCATAAAAGTGTATGCCTCATACAGACAGCCATATAACAATGCGTTTCTAGCATTCTTTGATAACCATGTTCCTGTTGTTTCATTAACTAAACTATTTGGTTTGTATAAATAGTGCAACTCTACTGAATAATTAGCATCTGGAACTGGGGCTACAATTAATGTAGATCCGTTGTCTGCACCAGTAGAAAGTTCTTTATCAAAGTCTGCGTAGTATTGTGGCAATCCTCTTAGTGTTGTATCTGTAGGGTCGGGGGTATGCTCTCTTATAAAACTTGTATGTTTCTTGTCTAGGTAATGATAGTCACCACTCCCGTCTATAACAGCTAATGAAAAACTCAGATGAAAATCTGATGGTGCTGTTAGATAAGTAACTCCAGTTGTTAAGTCACCTGTTACGTTCTTTCTAAATAAATCAAACTGTATTAGTTCAAACAATCTTTCTTCTGTATTCTTGATCATGTCATCAAGAGTAGCAACAAAAGTGGTCTCTTCGTTTTGAACGTAGTTTTGGATTAATGTTTTTAACTCTGCTAATGTCATACTGTTATTGTAACCTCGCCAATAGAACCTGTCATTTCATATCCTAATATTTTAGATCCTACAGGATCATCTGTCATAGAAACATTATCATTACCGCTGTTTGTATAAACAGCTCCTTGTCCTAATTCAAAATCATTATTAGGTCTAGGCTTATACAAAGCCTCTGAGTCTGATATATGTGGTAACGGCTCAAGCTGTGGATGTTTAGATTCAAAACAATCTCTACATGTTTTTAAACCATTCCATTCTTCTCTTAGTTGAGCAAGTTTATATTCAAACCCACATCTGTCGCAAAGAGCTCTTGCAAATTTACCAGAGGCGTAAGCCATTTTAGTATCCGTGTCTTAGAAAGGGTGCAATCCTAAAAGAAGAAGTGTCTTCGTCTTGAGACAAAGCTCTTTCAAATTCATCTTCGTACATTTGCTTTAACATAGTAACTCTTTCTGGTGCTTTCTTAATAGCTATGTAATAAGCAAGACCAGCAGCGAAACAAGGAAAAAACCTAAAAGGCATATCCATTGTATTTGTGGCGGTATCAGCATCATCCATCCTCACTAGTTTATTAAATACTAAAATATCTGTAGAGTTTTCTGGAGTTGGCCATATATTTAATACAGGGCTTATTTGTTTATCAAGAAAGAACTGAGATGGTCTGGACTTGGTAGATTTAGCTGGAATGTTTAAGTATTCACTTCTGCTGATCTTCGACATTTGTAAGTCAAGATTAGCTCCATCAGTATTTCTTCTTATAGAACAGTCTAGTATGTCAATAACATTAGAGTTTAAAGTATATTGATTAGTACCTTCGGTAACTGTTTGAGTTGTTTGTTCTATAGTCCATTGATTAAGACCACGATTAGCCCATTCGGCTAGCATAATATTAATAGATCTTTTTGCTGTCTTTAGATCATAACCAGTTCTAAGCTCTAGGCCGCATCTCTCAAAGGCTTCCTCTATAAACTCAGTTACATCTGGTTCAAAGTCTGTGCTACTAGATGTTGTCATTTACTTTCCTTTTTTTAATGTAGCTTTTTTCTTGGCTGACTTACTTAAATCTTTTAAATGGAATAACTTAACACTGGTTTTAGTATGTGATTTATTTGTATGTAAAGTACCATTAGCCATTTTGTGAGAACTACCTTTGTGTTCAGTACCATCTCTTTTATAATGTTTAACGCCTTTCATTTATAAATACCTATTTCTTTTTCTTAGACTTAGTTTTTTTCTTTTTAGTTTTCATAGGAGGTCTTCCTACTTTACTTCCGTATGTTCCTTTTCCCATTGGCATATTCTTCTCCTTTGTATTAACTAATTGTAGTTACTTTTCTTCTGTTATTCATTACTTTACCACAGCCTTTAGCTATAAAACCACCATTTTTAAATGTTCTAACATTGGTAGGCTTAGGGCCTTTGTTCCCTGCTGCTCTTTTTCTCTTCACTGCACTCTTCTTTTGCGATGAACTCATACTGGCTGCTTTAGCTTTTGGAACACACTTAGGATACTTACCTTTACCAGCTGTCTTCCTGCCACACTTAGGATGTTTACCATCTTTCTTGCGTGATATATCAACCCACTCTTCCTTCAACCATTGTGCAAGCTGTCCCATTATATTCGCCTATCTTGTCTAGCTTGTCTTCCGCCACCAACAAGTCCGCCGTTCTTCATTTTCTTTGCTTTAGATTTTTTAGCGTAGTTGGGATCTTTACAATATTTAGATGCAGCTAAGTTTGCATACGCAGAAGGGTATACATCAAAAGTTCTTTTAGCCCAGGCTTTACCCGATGGACATATCTTACCTTTACTTTTTGCTTTAGCCATTTAACATTTCCAACGCTTTCGTGCCTGTCTTAGTCTTGAGTTAGGATCTTTAGCTGCTTTAGGAAACTTCTTCATTTGTCCTGCTGATCTTGCACAGTAAGACTTCCTTCTTTTAGCTGCTGCACTTCCTTTCTTGACTGATCCAGTAACTGCTGTTTTTAATTTTGATCCAGGGTTTGCACGCTTATGAGCTGCAACTCCCTTCTTAGTCATACCTGCCCCACTTTTGGTGGGGCGGTAGTTCGCAGATTTACCCTTAGTAGTTCTTCTAATAGGTTTTTGTCTGCTAACCATTTTTAAGCATGAAAGACTGTCATGGTTAAAAATGTTGATACTGTGTATTCAACGTAAATACCATCAGTAAATAATACTCCTTCGTCTGGTATAACCACGTCTCTTGTAGCATCTGCATCACCAACAGAACTCAATCCTAAAATACTTGTTCCGCTAGGAGAAGTTCTTAAGAAATCAACAGTACCTGCTGTAGCTGTACTTGTTAGATAAATTCCTTTAAGTCTACTTCTACCTGCAAATACAACATCTGCTGCTGAAGCATTAACTCCTGCTGAGACATTACCTGCTGGATTACCAACAGCTGTTATTGAAGCAATAGTTAAAAAGAATTTAGTTCCAGTAGCTGTACCTGCATTAGCACCTGTAATAGATTCTGTTTGAGAGTCTCCATTAACATCAGTACCTACTACAGTAAATGATTTAGCTGCATCATTCCCAGCAGAAAGAATTGTTACAATTCTTCCATGACTGAGAGCAACCGCACCACCTGAAGCTAACGCACCACCTATTACAAGTGCTGCGTTATTTCCAACTGAAGTTGCGACTGATATTCCGTCTGCATCTAAAGCCACTGTATCAGCAGTTATAGTAACTGCCTTAACATCTGAATATCCTGCCATAATCTACTCCCTATTAAGTTACTGTAGCGATTGGTGTTGATAGAGCAGTAGTCATCCACTTGGAGTTAGTTCCATCATCTGATACACAAGTCATAGAAACTCTAGCGTTTAGAACGGTTGAGTTTACTAGCGTCAAGGTATCTCCTGCTACATCACTTACTGCGTTAGCTGCTGTTCCAGCAACCAAAGAAAGCATTGCTTGGAAAGCTGATACAGCAGAACCTGGAAGCACGATAGTAGTAGTTTTATCACTAGCTACAGCTACAGTTAGTTGAAATTCATAATGAACTCCTACATTTGCTGTAGATACAGTAGGTAAAGTGATTACATTATTATTTGTTCCGTCAATTAAAAACAAAGTTCCTGATTGAGCTGCTGTTATAGCTTCTGATTTAGCAGCACTAGCATTAAAAGTTGTATTAATTACTTTCTTACCTAAT